AAAGCTAAATTGAAAAAATAGAGTGTCATCTACAATCCCTCCAACTTCCCGAAAGGATAAAAGTGGAATCTATGACTGGTGAAATCACTATCAAGCGCAAGCCTGGTCGTCCAAGAACCAAGCCGCCTAAGATAAGCCCTGGCAGGCTGGCTATTCAGGAATATGCCAAGAACATCCCACTGGTGCTTCCTAAGACTGACCACCAAAGACTTCGAGAGTTGAAGGAGTTGATGATTCGTTCTGGCGGGACTAATGTGGCGGAGAAGGTTATTCAAATTGCTTTGAATGACAACCACCCTGGTCAAATGGCGGCACTAAAAATGTGTCTTGACCGGACGCTGCCAATGAGTATGTTTGAAAAAGATAAGGGTCAGAGGTCAGCAGTTACCATTAATATTACTGGATTGGGTGAAGCGCCTACTATTATTGATACTGGTGAGGTGACCGATGTCTGACCAAATATTCAAAGGGACAAAATGAGTGACCTTAACTTTAGCCTGCTACCTTGGCAGCAAAAGGTATATACGGATAATACGAGGTTCAAAGTTATTGCTGCTGGACGGCGGTGTGGTAAGTCTCGGTTGGCGGCGACTACTTTGATTATTGAGGCTTTGCGGTGTCCACCGGGTTCAGCGGTATTGTATGTATCGCCTACGATGGGGCAGTCTCGGCAGATTATTTGGGATTTGCTGTTGGATTTGGGGCGGGATGTTATTCAGAATAGCCATGTAAATAATCTTGACATAACCATGATCAACGGGGCAAAGATTTACGTCCGTGGTGCTGATAGGCCAGATACCTTGCGGGGTGTGAGCCTGACGTATGCCGTGCTGGACGAGGTGGCGGACATCAAGCCTGAAGCCTGGGAGCAGGTTATTCGGGCGTCGCTGTCGGACAAGAAGGGTCGGGCGATGTTCATTGGTACGCCAAAGGGTCGGAACTGGTTCCATGATCTGTGGAAGTTGGGTCAGGAGGAGCAAGATAAGGATTGGAAGTCATGGCACTTCACCACGGCGGACAATCCGCTTATTGACCCGACTGAGATTGAATCGGCCAAGAAGACGCTATCTACCTTCTCATTCAAGCAGGAGTACATGGCAAGTTTCAGCAATGCTGGGGCGGATGTATTTAAAGAGGAATGGATCAAATACGGGGTAGAGCCTGAGAACGGCAGCTATTTTGTAGCGGTGGATCTGGCTGGGTTTGAGGAAGTGGCTAAACAGGCAGCTAACGCCAAGAAAAGACTGGATGAGTCTGCCATTGCGGTGGTGAAGGTCACTGATGACGGTAAGTGGTTTGTTAAAGAGATTGAGCATGGCCGCTGGGACATTCGGGAGACGGCGTCAAAGATTTTGCTGGCGATGCGGGAATACAGGCCGTTGTCTATTGGGATTGAGAAGGGTTCGCTAAAAAATGCGGTATTGCCGTATTTGAGTGATTTGATGCGTAAGAATAACGTGTACAGTCACATTGTGGATTTGACACATGGGAATCGGAAGAAGACTGATAGAATCATCTGGTCATTGCAGGGACGGTTTGAGCATGGAAGGATAATTCTCAATCGGGAAGAGGATTGGGATGTATTTGTAGACCAGTTGCTTATGTTTCCATCTCAAGGTGTTCACGATGACTTGCCAGATGCGCTGTCGTATATTGACCAATTGGCGGTCACCAGTTACTTTGAGCAGGATGACAGTGAAGAGTGGGAGCCAATGGACATCATTGCGGGGATTTGACTATGGCAAAACTAGACCAAAACGAGTTTGATGAACCCTCGCAAGAGGACAAAGACCTGACTTTGTTTGTCACCGAGCATTGCGACCGCTGGCGCGACTACCGGAATGCCAATTTTCTTGAGAGTTACCTGGAATACGAGCGTATTTTCCGGGGACAGTGGGCAGCAGAGGACAAAACCCGTGAATCTGAGCGCAGCCGCATCGTCACACCTGCCACCCAGCAAGCAGTCGAGACTCGACACGCTGAGATCATGGAGGCCATCTTTGGTCAGGGCGAGTTCTTTGACATTACCGACGATCTGAAAGATGTAAACAACAATCCAATCGATGTTGCGATGCTCAAAGCGCAGATGATGGAGGATTTCAAGCTCGACAAGATCAGGAAATCAATCGATCAGATTGAGTTGATGGCTGAAATCTACGGCACTGGCATTGGCGAGATTATTGTCAAGCAAGAAAAGACGTTTATTGCCGCGACCAGGCCAGTTCCAGGGCAAACAGCCGCTGCCATTGGTGTGATGGAGGGTGAGCGCACGGCAGTGAAGATTGTGCCGATAAACCCCAAGAATTTCCTGTTTGACCCCAACGGCACCAGCATTGATGACTGCATGGGCGTGGCGATTGAGAAGTACATCTCCATCCACAAGATCGTGGAGGGGATTGAGAAGGGGATTTACCGCAAGGTGAACATCACCCCGACCTACGAGGACACCGGCCTGGAGCCAACCCAAGAGATCAGCCAGTACCAGGACGAGAAGGTGCTGCTGCTGACCTACTACGGCCTGGTGCCGAGGGAGATGCTGGACAAGAAAGACGAGGAGATCGTCGATCTGTTCCCCGAGCAGTCAGCAGCCGACGAGTACAGCAACATGGTCGAGGCCATCGTGGTCATTGCCAACGATGGGATGCTGCTCAAGGCCGAGGCCAACCCTTACATGATGAAGGACCGCCCGGTCATCAGCTACCAGGACGATACTGTGCCCAACCGCCTGCTGGGGCGCGGGACCGTTGAAAAAGCCTTCAATATGCAAAAGGCCATCGACGCCCAAGTCAGGTCACACCTCGACTCCCTGGCGCTGACCACCAGCCCCATGATGGCAATGGACGCTACCAGGTTGCCCCGTGGCGCCAAGTTTGAAGTGAAGCCAGGCAAGGCTCTACTGGTGAACGGCAACCCAAGCGAAATTCTGTTTCCATTCAAGTTTGGCGAGACAAGTCTCAACAACCTCAACACCGCCAAGGAGTTTGAGAGGATGCTGCTGCAAAGCACAGGCACCTTGGATTCGCAAGGCATGGTGAGCCAACAGGCCCGTGATGGCGGCAACATGAACATGGCGGTTGCCACCATTATCAAGAAGTACAAGCGTACTCTGGTGAACTTCCAAGAGGACTTCCTCATACCGTTTATTGAAAAAGCGGCTTACCGCTATATGCAGTTTGACCCTGAGAGGTATCCAAGTGTTGACATGAAGTTCATCCCGACTGCGACCTTGGGCATCATTGCTAGAGAGCATGAGCAGCAGCAGTTCATTGGTCTGTTGCAGACCTTGGGTCCAGACACCCCTGTCCTACCGTTGATTTTGAAGGGCATCCTCAACAACTCCAGCCTGACCAACAGGTACGAGTTGATGGCGGCACTTGACCAGATGAATCAGCCAGATCCCAACGCGCAGCAGAAGGCCCAGATGCAGGAGCAACTGGCGATGCAGGCGGCGCAAGCTCAGATTGCGGTGAACACCACCCAGGCCGAGCAGAACAGGGCCGAGGCGCAGAAGCTAATGACCGAGGCGCAGCTGATGCCGGCCGAGGTGCAGGCCAAGATGAGCGCCAGCCTGACCAAGAACCTACCCAATGAAGACTCGGCAAACGCCAAGGAGTTTGACAAGCGTGTCAAGATTGCTGAACTCATGCTCAAGGAAGCTGACATGAAAAATAAGAGCAAAATTGTTGAACTGCAAATGAACAATGCCAAGAGCAACGTGGTGGATATGGAAAACCAGTTCCTTGAAAAACTAGCAACGGAGTTGAATTATGGCAATCGATAAAATTTTCAACGATGCCAATGTTGATGGCATTGCCGACAATATCTTTGGTGCGGTCAACAACTCTGTGTCCGAGGTCAAGCAGATGCAGCAGCGCAAGGCTGCTGAGAATGTGCAGATGGTGGTTGAGGCGTTCAAGAAAATTGAAACTAACATCACCGAAAAGTTTGACAACGTAACCGATGTCATTGAAAAGCGCGTCCTGACCATCAAAGATGGGCGAGATGGTTTAAACGGTAGCGATGGGCGTAACGGGCGCGATGGAAAGCCAGGGCGTGATGGCGCCAACGGCAAGCAAGGCACCCCAGGCGCACCGGGTAAGGATGGTGTGGACGGTGTGGACGGTGTATCGGTCACCAATGCCAATATCGACTTTGATGGCAGTTTGGTCATCAGCCTGTCCTCTGGTCAGCAAATCAATGTGGGTGAGGTTGTGCCGCCCGAGTTGGAGCGTCAGCTTGTTGAGTTGAGACAAGGCGGTGGTAGTGCTGGCAGCAGCGGCGATGTCGCAGGCCCAACAGCCTCAACTGACA